CCCCAAACCGCATAGCCATTGGGTATTCGTAACTCGATTTGTTCCGTAGAGCAACGCTAATTAAGTTTGCGTAAACCCAATCAACTCTCTAACTCGCATCCTAGTATGCAAGATCATTTGACCCACAGTGAGATTAGCAGCTGGTGGTTCGAGACCATAAGCAATCCAGAGATAAAATCCCTGAGCAGCCAGGTCTAGTTCATTAGTATCACTAGTTACTAGAGCCGGGTCAATCATGTAGTCCTTCCTACGAGTATTAGGAGGAAGAGGAAAGGTTAATGATTGCCACAACGGCCCAGTTTTAACATTGGTCAGTCCCTGTATGAATGCTAGATGATTACCAGGTGTGACAGCGCCCCACTGTTTCATTAGATTTGGGCTATCAATGTAAGCTACAGCAATAGTCCCGCGGATATTTAGTCCCACCGCAGGGATATACTCAAGCTTAGTTCCTGGAAGGTACAATCCATTCTGATATCTAGATGCAATAGTCTCAACTGGATAGGTAGAAAACCCAGCTGCATTACCAGGGGTAAGTGCCAACTTGCCATAGCCCAATGTATTGGTGGTAGTGACTTCAGGTGCTGTTAAGTACTGATTTCCGATTAGAAGCGTGCTATTCTCAGATAGGTTTCCACGAACTCGTGTACGAGGAAGTGATTTCGATTGTTGATTGATGGTTGACACAACAAGTCCTTTGCGTTTGCTCTGATTCTGGCCTTTACGTGCCATATTTAATGATGTGCGATAGATTTTCGATAATTTGGCGTTTATCACCGCCCCAGATGGCATTATTAAAATAAACCTCCAGCTCATGCTGACCATCAGGATGTATACCGGTCTGCTTCCAAAACGAGTATCGTCCATGGTCATCAGGCGTGTCAAAAGGAATGTGCAAATTCTTGCTTAGAGTTTGGTAACATGAAAATTGTGAATCTTTATCATGATAATTCCCTTCAATTCCAAACCGTTTAAGCATATTGTAGAATGCACCCAAAACGGGTACATCACCAGCAAATGCACGTCCAGAACTGGCAACGTCAGATAACCATGCTCTGTACATATCAACATCGTGACCTAAGTTAACTGAAGTGACATCTTTCAGTAAACAGGTTTTAACATTCCTAACCATACGCCATATTCCATTGACACACAGCGGCCTGCATTGGCAAAACTCAATGTGTTCAATTTCATAAACAGGTGGCTCGGTAACGATGTTGAACCCAAACTCCGCAAAATAGGGGACCAAATCGGTCTCCAAACTGCGTAGGTGGGTGCGTTCGAGAAACATAAGGCAGTCATCACCATTATTGACAAACTCAATTCTAAACTGTTTGGTGTCTATATAGGCTTTAGCCATAAGGCACATCAAAAACTTGTTCCCTAATGAAGTGTTCATATCTCCGCTCATTCGTGACCCAGTTTTAGTATACTTAAATTTTCCATCACTGGCAGAGGCATAACCGACATTGTGTATTTGTCGTTTCAACCTCTTGGCCAATGTTTTGCTTTTAAATAACCTATTATAAAAATCGTGTTCAAATTCGAGTGCTTCAACACCTACATGTTGATCAAATCGTGAAGCGTCGAGTCCGATACAGAGCGGGTTAGTGAAATTATTCCACTTGGAAACAATTATTTCAGCTTGTTGTCTAGAATTGTATTTGCTCATAATGGTGGGCGATTTAAATAATTCGTCAATCGCATCATAAACTTTATGTTCAATTGGCAACAGATATTTACCAACCTCAACATTGAACCTGGGCTTCCTAGGTTGTATCACCCTGGGAGCAGGATCAGGTTTCAAGCTGAG